GGGCGATGGGGATATGGGCGGAGAGTTCTTTCATTTTAAGAACTACTTCCAAACCAACACGCCGTTTGTCAGCGTGTGGGGCCCACGTTCCGGTACAATCTACCGGCACGAGGGACCGCTTTTCGCGGTCCCTTCGTTGGCTAGCGTCTTCACCCCACTAGGTTCGCCCTCACGGGCTTATCTAAACGGGTTAGGCGCGACAGCGATCGCGAGATCGTTGCCAACGAATCCCAGTTTCGACGCAGCAACATTCATTGGTGAGTTGCATGAGGGATTACCTCGTGCGATGGGCGTAAGCCTTTGGCGTGACAGGGCCCTCCGCGCGCGATCTGCGGGCGGGGAGTACCTTAACGTCGAATTCGGCTGGAAGCCTCTCATCAATGACTTGCATAAATTCGCGCGGGCTGTGAAGACATCTCACAAGGTGTTGACGCAATACTCGCGCGACTCGGGCCGTAAGGTCCGGCGTCGATACTACTTTCCATCTGAACTGACGCGATCAGAGACTAACGATGTTCAGCAGGTTTTTCCCGCTGTCGATGTTGGAATCTGGTTTAATCAGTCCACGTCATTCCCACGAACCACTATTCAAACAACCCAGGTTGATACCTGGTTTAGTGGCGCATTCACCTATTACCTGAACGTCGGCAGCTCTGCTGCTGACAGGATGGATAGGCACCTCGCTGAAGCTAACAAGCTTCTGGGGATCCGATTAACACCGGATGTGCTGTGGGAACTGGCTCCGTGGAGCTGGGCTGCAGATTGGGTCGGTAATGTGGGCGATATTGCCCACAATGTTTCTGCCTTCGCATCTGACGGCCTGACGATGCCGTATGCATATCTCATGCAGCGAAAAACTGTTGAGAATGTGCACACGATGTACGGGGTTCGAGCCAAGAATGGCTTTGGTCCCGCAAATGTGGTCTCCATCTTTGGGTCAGAAACCCAGAGTAGGATCGCAGCATCGCCCTTCGGCTTTGGCCTCAAGTTTGACACCCTTAGTGGGCGTCAACAGGCCATCATTGGTGCACTTGGACTTTCTCGTGCACCTCGTCCGACGCTTAAGCGCTTGACTTAGGCGTTGTTCCACCATGTCGGCCAGCAACCAGTTGGTCGTCTGACAAACAATCAGGAGTTGTGCCTTGGCTTTTACCGACCCCCAATCCGTGACAATCAACGCCGTGGCAAACTCGCTTCCGCGAGTGGGCCAGGGCATCGATTCCGGCGCCTTTTCCAAAGACGACGGCAACGTGAAGCTGGCGATTTCTCACCAGTACGGGCGACGAACTCGTCGCCTCATCAGGTTGGATCACGCGAAGATCGCAGCCGACCCTCTCATTTCGGCCCAGAGTATCCGTTACTCCATGAGCGTTCAGCTCGTGGTGGATACCCCCTCGACGGGTTATACCGTCGCGGAGGCGAAGCAGATCGTGGACGCCCTTGTGGCGTACCTGTCTGCGACGTCTGGTGCCCGAGTCACCCAGCTTTTGGGTGGGGAGAGCTAGACCTAGATATAGGTCTGGTCGACTACAGTTTCTGTTGTCCCCTCCAGGGGTAACCCTGGAGGGGCAGCGGTCTCGGACTGCCTAGTCAGCAGTCGATTAGTTGGTGAAGTCAGGCTAGGGATAGGAGAACCGGATATGAACCCGGCCGCCTTGAAAAGCCTGATGCAGCTCTGCTCTGAAGTGCTGATTGAACTCGGCACTTTATGCTGCGTTTGCACCATCCGTGACTGGAAAACTATCACGGATCGGGTCGAACACGAGGGGTTTTCGTTCTTAACGATCACCCTGCCATCTTACGCAAAGGACTTTGACCGGTCCCTAGCCGATGGTGGCATTGCTCCCAACGCGTTTGCCGGTTTCCGGCGAACCGCAGGTCTCCCTTGTTTTCTTAAGGGTTTCCTGGAGCTTGTGTTCGATCCTGCAAGTGGGCGTCTACTCGACGATCCAAGCTTGGAGTCCATCCGAGCCATCCGTCAGTTAACACTGATGTTCGGCAAGGTGGAAGCTGAGTGTACCGACGCTCGCGTCGGGGCCGCTTTCGCGGCTTTCGTCGAGACAGACATTGAGCTCAGAAATCTAGTTCCGTCTTGGCTCTCCTTTCAGGAGTTCTCTGATGTAGCTGGGTTACTCTGGTCCGACGTCTTTTCAGACGTCGAGAACGTCATCTATTCAGATGGCGTCGTACCAGGGCATGGTCCAGGGACCACTGCCGAACGTATCCTCGGAAACGAGAAGTACGTTATTCGGGAATGGCCTGCCCGGCTGGAGGAGATGTTCAGCGCTGCTGATTATCTCATTCCGAATGCCAGGTACCATTCGTCCTTGGAGCGTGTTGAACTCGTGCCGCCCGGTGCTGAGCGACCCGTCAGGGTTGTTCATGTGCCTAAAACGCTCAAGACACCTCGGATTATCGCAATTGAACCTGCCGCAATGCAATATGTGCAGCAGGGGATTGCGCGTATCCTTGTCCAGAAGTTGGAATCTAATCAACTCCACTCGAGCGGCGGTAAACCGCCAATCACTTCTGGAATGATCGGTTTTAGTGACCAGGAGCCTAACCAGCAACTGGCACTGCAAGGGTCCCGTGATGGTTCCCTGGCGACGCTAGATCTTAGCGAAGCCTCCGATCGTGTCTCGAATCGGCTTGTAGAAACCTTGTTGGCTCGCTTCCCGTGGTTCTCACGGGCGGTGCAAGCTACGAGGTCGACGCGTGCCGAAGTTCCTGGTCATGGAGTGATCCCTCTGACCAAGTTCGCGTCTATGGGTTCTGCACTATGTTTCCCGATCGAGGCGATGGTGTTCCTCACCTTGATCTTTGTCGGGATCCAGAAAGTGCAAGGCCGCCCTCTGACCGCTCACGATGTGAATCGTTTACGCGGTAAGGTGCGCGTCTACGGGGATGATATGATTGTCC